GTACCAGAATCTGAGATTACTGAAAGTGGGGTAGCTGGAACTGGTGCTATAGGAACTGAAACACCAGTATCAGAAATAAATGAAGTTGGAGTTGCTGGAACTGGATCAGTTGGATTTACTAACGAGACTGGCAATGGTAATGTACAATTACAAGTCACTGGATTAAGTGGTTTAGGTGCGACTGGCAATATAGGCGAAGAAGTTGGTGTATCTGAAGCTATCGAAACTGGATTGGCTGGAACAGGAGCTATAGGCACATTTACTTTATCAGTAAACGAAGGATGGGGTGAAAATGCTTGGAGCGAAGGATCATGGGGTGAATAAATGAATTACACAAGCTTAGTATCAAACATACAAAACTTTATGGAAGACGACAGTACAGAATTTCAAAATTCCATTCCTGATATTATAACGCAAGCTGAATCTATGATATTTAGTAGATTGCCTAGCTTGCCTTGTTATAGACAAAAGCAATCTGGTAACCTTGTAATAGGTACTGCAGAGTATGCAGTCGCCAACGCTAGAATGATTAGGCAAGTCTCTGTAACTAAAGCAGATAGTGACGTAATATACTTAAACCATAGAATAGATTCATATCTTAGAGATTATGTGCCAAATGCATCTACACAAGGTACACCTTTTATGTACGCCACAAAAGATGCAGACACAACTGGCGTTACAATTTTACTGGGCCCAGTACCTTCAGCAACACTTGCATATGAGGTAGATTTTGTGGGTCTAGAAACAGGATTGTCAACATCCAACGCTAATAATTGGATAGGAGACAATGCAGAGCAAGTTTTATTGTCAGCTTGCCTATATGAAAGTTCCTCTTTTCTAAAGGCACCCGATAGTGTAAACTTGTATAAAGCACAATTTGATGAAGCAATAGCCTTGTTTCAACAAGAAATGCAACGTAATTATACAGCAGAATACGAAGGAGGTATTTAACAAATGGCTATAACACAAGCAATGGCGACTTCTTTTAAGTCAGAAATATTGCAGGAAGGTCACAATCTAGCGTCAGACACTATAAAGATAGCTCTTTACACAAGTTCTGCAACAATAGATGCGACCACAACTGCATATAGTGCAACTAACGAGGTGAGTGGAACTGGATACACTGCAGGTGGTGTTACATTGACAACTCAAACTGTAGCAACTGCAAATGCATCAGCTTCAGGTGGAACTGCATACTTTGATGCTGATGATCCAGAGTGGACAAGTGCAAGTTTTACTGCTGCAGGAGCATTAATCTACAATTCTACTAACGCTGATAAAGCAATAGCAGTCTTGAACTTTGGTGGCGATTTTACAGTTTCAAGTGGTACATTCAGAATTGTTTTTCCAGCAGCAGGGACTACAGCAATAGTAAGGATAGACTAAAATGGCAAGCACATATGTTAATGATCTTAGGTTAAATGAGCTAGGAACTGGCGATGCAGCAGGAACTTGGGGCACAATAACAAACACCAATCTAGAATTGATTGGCGAAGGACTTAGCTATGGTACAGAAGACTGCTTTACAAGTGATGCAGACGACACTGCGACAATAGCAGATGGGGCAACTGACCCTGCTAGAGCGATGTATTTTAAGGTTACATCTTCAGCGACACTTACTGCGACAAGAACATTAACAATCGCACCAAATACTGTATCCAGACTTCAATATATAGAAAACGCCACTACTGGTGATCAGTCTATTAATATATCGCAAGGAAGTGGCTCTAATGTTACTATACCAAGTGGACAAACCAAAGCAGTATATATGGATGGTGCAGGAGCAACCGCTGCTGTTGTTGATGCTTTTTCTTTACTAAACCTAAATTTAGCTGACAATGTGAAGCTTAATTTTGGTACTGGCGATGACCTACAGATTTATCACACTGGTACTGAAAGTATTATTAGTGATGGAGGTACAGGAAATCTTAAAATTTATGGAGAGAACTTAGAGCTTCAAGCAACATCAACTGGCGAAACATATTTTAATGCTATCGCAAATGGTGCAGTTACACTTTATTACGACAATTCACCAAAACTCGCCACCAACTCAACAGGCATTGACGTAACAGGTAACGCCACATTTGCTGATGATGGCAAAGCTATCTTTGGTGCAGATTCTGACTTACAGATTTATCACAATGGAATTGATTCATATATAGATAATAATAGCCCTAATCATTTATATATACGAAATGCTAAAGATGACCACGATGTCTTTATACAATCAGACGATGGTTCAGGAGGTTTGGCTACATATTTTCTAGCAGATGGTTCTACTGGAGAAGCTCAACTTTTTCATTATGGTTCACAAAAACTAAACACTACCTCAACAGGCATTGAAGTAACTGGTACTGCACTAGCAACAACAGACACAGACACAACTAATACTGGCTCAGTAACACTAGACTTTCAAACTAATCAAAACTTTGTGTTGACATTAACTGGAAACGTAACACTTGACAATCCAACAACAGAGCAAGTAGGTCAGTCTGGATTTATAGTATTTATACAAGATGGAACTGGTGGCAGAACAGTATCACTAGGCACAGATTATGAGACAGCAGGTGGTGCAGGATTAACTCTATCAAGTGCACCAAGCACAACAGATATAGTTCCATATGTAGTTGCAGCATCAGGTCGTATATTGTTAGGCACACCACAATTAGCTTTTAGTTAGGAGCGATAATGTCAGGTCCTTTTGGTTCTTCACAATGGATGTATGCTTCGGGTGGTTTCTACAATGGTGTAGCTACTCAGTCATTGAGGTTTGATGATGGCAGTAGTGCTTATTTAAGTAGAACTCCAGATGCTAGTGATAGGGGTACTTGGACTTGGAGTGCTTGGATTAAAATGAGTAATATTAGTATAATTGAGGGTCTTTTTGGTGCAGGTAATGCTTCAAATAATTGGACTAACATTCTTTTTAATAATGATGCTCTTATTTTTAAAGCTGAAGATAGTGGTACTGTAAGGGCAGATGTTCAAACTGAAGCATTGTTTCGTGACCCATCTGCTTGGTATCACATTGTTGTAATTTTAGATGTAACAGAAGTTTCTTCATCAGATAGGGTAAAAATTTATGTAAATGGAACTTTACAAAGTTTAACAACAAATACAGCACCATCAGCAACATCTGGTCATTATAAAATTAATGCAAATATAGGTCATTCAGTTGGAGCAAGATATTTAGCATCCCCTACAAGTTTTTTTGATGGCTATATGGCAGAAGTTAACTTTCTAGATGGCATAGCAATAGGTGATACTGATGCTGATGGGTATTTGGATGAGTTTGGAGAGCTAAAGAACGGAGTTTGGATACCCAAAGCATATACTGGCTCATACGGCACTAATGGTTTTAGATTGCAATTCAATCAAACTGGAACTGGTACTGGGTCAACTACTACAATAGGTGCTGATACTAGTGGCAATCTTAATCATTGGGACTCAAGTGGTATAGATGCTGAAGATTGTGATATGCCCGATAGTCCAGAGAATAATTTTGCGACTATTTGTCCTTTATCAAGTGTTGCAGGAACTTTTTCAGAGGGTAATTTAAAATATGTATCAACTTCTGATACTGGAAATACAAATCAAGGAATTTCTAGTGGTAATTTTTATGCTGAAGTTTATGTAAATTCAACAAGTAATTCCTTTATTGGTGTTTGTGATATTAGCAATGGATTAAATCCAAATAGAGGTGGTAGTTTTTCAAGTCACGGAGGAATAGCTTATAAAGAAAATGGTGACCAATATAGTTTGCCAGTAGGAGGAAGCTCTTCTACTGCTAGTTATGGAGCTAGTTATACAACTGGAGATATTATTGGTATAGCAGTCGATATTGATAGCGATACTGTTACATTTTATAAAAATGGTGTTAGTCAAGGAAATACAACAAATGGTGTATCACATATAAGTTCTGATGGTGTTTATGGTGTTTTGCTTTATGGAAGCAGTTCAACTTTTACAGTTAATTTTGGACAAGACCCAAGTTTTGCAGGTACTTTAACTGGTGGGGATATAGGAACAGAAACACCAACTCAGGGAGCAGGAGTTTTTAAATATGCTGTTCCAAGTGGGTTCAAAGCATTATGTTTAGCTAATATTAGTGATGATGATTTGCCAATAAGTCCTAATGCAGATACACAAGCTGATGATTATTTTAATACAGTTCTTTATAATGGAACAGGTTTACCAATTTCTATTACGGGTGTTGGGTTTCAGCCAGATTGGGTATGGATTAAAGAAAGAAACAGTTCAACAGAGCATATATTAACAGATTCAGTACGAGGTGCTGGAAAGTTTTTAGCATCTCAAACAACTACAGCAGAAAGAACATCTTCCTCTCAAATTACATCTTTTGATTTAGATGGTTTTTCAATGTCTAGTGGAGATTCTGGTACTGTAAACGGAAGTGGAGATACCTACGTTGCTTGGAACTGGAAAGCAGGAGGAACTGCTATAAGCAATGAAGATGGTAGTATTACGAGTAGTGTGAGTGCAAACACAGATGCAGGGTTTAGCATTGTTAGTTATACTGGTACTGGTGGAACTGCAACAGTTGGTCACGGATTAGGTGCTATACCAAAATTAATTATATCTAAAACTAGAAATGTGGTTAATTCTTGGACTGTTTACGCTGAACCTGTGGGGAATGACAAGCGGCTCATACTAAACTCAACCAATGCAGCAGGAACAGATGCCGCTTGGGGAAACACAACACCTACATCCTCTGTTATTACGCTTGGGAGTGCAGACACAAACGGCTCTGGAAACACATACATCGCCTATTGTTTTGCTTCAGTAGAGGGCTACAGTAAATTTGGCAGTTATACTGGTAATGGTTCAACAGATGGCACGTTTGTTTATACTGGATTTAGACCTGCTTTTATTATTTTTAAAAACACTTCATCCGGCTCAACAAATTGGATTATCAAAGATACTGTAAGAGATACAAGTAATCAAATGGATATAGGTTTAGAAGCAAATACCTCTGATGCTGAAGAATCTTCTTTGGCATCTGTAGATTTTTTATCTAATGGTATGAAAATTAGAAGTACTGGTTCTTTTTCAAATACAAGTGGAGACAGCTACATCTATATGGCTTTTGC